CTATGCCTTGGGACTTTATTGTCCACTGTCCGGCTGGTGATCTAAAGGTACAAGTAAAGAGTACATCGTGCATCAAAGATAATTACTATGTAGTTAATACATCATGTGGAAAAACAAGCAAGGAACACATACCAAGTACTGTTGATGTGGTAGCTGTTTACTTAGCCCCGATACAAGAGTGGTGGATGATACCGCAATCAGTTGTTACATCGTTAACAATAAAGCTGTTCTCAGACAACCCAAGCAAAAGCAAATACAAGAAATATCAAAACAACTGGAGCATATATTATGAGTAAAACTACACTACTAATCGACGCAGATGTCCTCGCTTTCGAGGCAGCTGTTGTCGCAGAAGAACCAATACAATGGAAGGAAGAACTGTGGACTGTACACGCAGACATGGCATTAGCTAAAGCTCGTGTGATAAATAAGATACAGGAGTTCAGAGATAACTTGAAGTGTGAGAATGTAGTACTGTGTCTATCAGACCGTGCTAACTTCCGACGCAAGCTGTTCCCTGATTATAAAAGTAACAGAGCTAAGTCCCGACTTCCTATCATCCTTCGACAAGTAAAGCAGTGGATCATCGATGAACTAGGCGGTGTGCTGTGGGATAACTTAGAAGCTGACGATGTTATATCTATCCTTGCAACAGACAAAGCAATGGATGAAGAGACGATCATTGTTAGCATCGACAAAGACTTCAAGAGTGTACCAGGTATCTTCTACGATTATAACAGAGGAGAGTACCACCAACCATCAGTAGAGGAAGCAGATAACTTCCACCTTATACAAACACTGACCGGAGATTCAACAGATGGATACAGTGGTGTACCAAAGGTGGGACCAGTAGCTGCTAAGAAAGCGTTGGATAAATACGGATACACTTGGGAAACTGTTGTCAACATGTACGAGAAAGCTGGACTCACCGAACAAGATGCTTTGATGAACGCATGGATGGCACGATTACTACGAGCAGAGAACTACTGCTTCAGAACAAAAACAATAAAGAAACTATGGACACCGAAGAATTACCAAACCAAGGATATACTAGAAACTTCAGCACTGGGGCAAGGCGTGATGGGGACGATGGACGGGGACGACCCAGCCTTATACCTCCGGTCGCCTTACGCAGTCTCGCCAAACGATTTGAAGCTGGCGGAAAGCTTTACGGAGACGACAACTGGAAACAAGGATTCCCACTAAGTAGATTATATGACTCGATGTTTAGACATTTGTTGGGGCTGGCTGAGGGGGACAACTCTGAAGACCATGCGGGTGCTATACTGTGGAATGCGTCAGCTTGGATATGGACGGAGCAAAAGATCAAAGAAGGAAAGCTGCCACAAGAACTATCAGATATAAGTTATAGAGATGAAAGTACTGATAGCGTGTGAATACAGCGGAGCAGTGAGAGATGCTTTCATTAAACAGGGACACGATGCAATGTCTTGTGACTTACTACCTACAGATGTAGACGGTCCGCATTACCAAGGCTCTGTTACAGATATACTTAACGATGGATGGGACTTGATGATAGCTCACCCTCCCTGTACCTACCTAGCAGTCAGCGGTAACAGATGGTTGTACAACAAAGATGGTAGTAGGAATGAGGAGCGATGGGATAACAGAAGAGAAGCACTAGACTTTGTACGGTTACTTATGAATGCACCCATCGAACGGATAGCGGTGGAGAATCCTGTGAGTGTTATATCTTCAGAGATACGAAAGCCGGATCAGATCATACAGCCTTGGCAGTTTGGGGATGAAGCACAGAAGACTACATGCCTATGGTTAAAGAACCTACCTAAGTTAAAGCCTACCAAGATTGTGGGTAAAGGTGAGTTTGTTACATTCAAGAGTGGTAAGAAACATCCGGCTTGGTACGCTGAAGCATTTGCTAAAGCTAAGACTAAAGCAGAGAGACAGAAGCTACGATCTAAAACATTCCAAGGTATAGCAGATGCTATGGCTGAACAATGGGGAACTGAGTTATGAACGACGAGATAGTATTACCAGCGTTGAGTAAGTCTTTGATAGAAAAGCTTGACAAACTGTTCCCGGATAAATGTCCCCTCTTGACAGACTCTGATAGAGATGTATGGTTTAAAGTAGGACAAAGAAGTGTAATTGATTATTTACAACAGATTTACGACGAACAGTTACAAGACAACATCATAACCAAAGACTTAGAATAGCTATGTGTTTCTCACAACCTAAGATGCCCGCTATGCCGGAGATACCACCACCTCCCCCACCTCCTGCACCACCACCACCTCCGTTAGAAATGGCTAAGAAAGCACCGACTAAAAGAGCTACTCAAGCACCTAAGCGTCGTCGTGGTACGCAGCAAGTCACAGCCGTTCGTCGTCCTTCAATCGGTGTGGGTGGAGCCAGAGGATCAGGAGTACAACTTTCACAATAACAATAGTAATATAAATATATATGAGCCTTCGCACACTTGATAAAAAGACGCTACTCTCATCTGTTTCTGCATCAGGAGCGGGTAGTGCATTCTCAGTTGAGCGTTCTAAGGGTTGGACATTTGTCATAGCCACTGAGTCCGCTGGAGCTGCAACCGTAGATATAGAAGCTTACATTGGAGGAGCTTGGCATGTAGTACACAGTCAATCAGTATCAGCCGAAGGATCGGTTATGGTACGAGATGACATGGGACACTACGAAAAGCTAAGAGCTAATGTAAGTGCTTACACAGCAGGAACCCACAGCGTCTACGCTACCGGAACTGTTGACTCACTATAATGTCGATTGAGTTCACATCAGGATTTGAAAAGCCCAGCGGTATCATCGCATTCCCTGGTAACTTTATTCGACCAGCTTTTGAAAAGCTCTACGGATTTGATGCACCACAAGAGGAGCCAGTCATTGACGGAGCAATCTTTACAGAAGCTAGTGAACCATTGACAACAGAACTAAACGAAATATTATTATTTGAACCAGCTTAATACTCATGGCTAATAAAAAAATTACAGAACTTACCGAGCTTACGACACCAGCAGGTGCTGACATTGTGGCAATCGTTGACGATGTAGCAGGTACACCCACCACCAAGAAGGTAACAGCTACTAACTTGATGACCCTTGCACCCGTTCAATCGGTAGCAGGACAGACAGGAACAGTTACTATAGCCGCTGGTGATTTAACAGACGGTAACTTTGACGGAACTGCTATCTCAGGATTCGACGCTTCTATCCACGATCAAACAGGAACCACTTATACATTAGTAGCTGGAGACAACGGTAAAGTAGTAGTGTTAGACAATGCTTCTGCTGTAACTGTCACAGTACCAAGTGGTTTAGGGGCTGGGTTCAATTGTAGCTTTGTACAAAAGGGAGCTGGTCAAGTAAGCTTCAGTGCTTCCGGTACTACCATTAACAACAGACAATCACACACCAAGATCAACGCTCAGTACGGAGTAGCTAGTATAGTAGCTTACGCAGCTGACACCTTTGTTCTTGCCGGCGATACTGCTGCATAATGAGTTTAGTACTTCCCACCTTTTCTGGGTTTAGTCACACACCGTCAGTAGTAGCGGCTGAGTACGATCTTGATGCTACTTATGTAATATCAGAGTTTCCAGTATTACACCTAGACGCTAATGTGTTAGACGGTAGCGACTCAGCTAATAATCCAAGCAATGGTTCATTTGTATCCACTTGGGGAGATAAGAGTGGAAATAACAACGACTTCACGGAAGCAACGAATCAACCTATATTTAGATCTTCTTTACTGAGAGGTCAGGCTGGAGTAGAGTTTGACGGATCAAATGATATATTATCAGATTCCGATTTCTTCTCTAACGAGGATTTCTCGGCAGAAGAAGCTACTATGATTGTAGTAGGTATTCCTGGAAGAGATGGGACGGGTGGTTTTGGAGTAGGTACTGAAGACAGCACCTACCAGTTTGTAAAAACAAGTAATGTCACAAACGCTACTGATTCCTTTGGTACAAGTGATTACTCTGCTAACTTTTTAAGTTCTCGATTAAATGCTCAAGCTCTCGACTCGACATATCGTCAAACCCCTACTTCCAGACCTTTTATAAATGCTTGTAAGGTAGGTACTAATTACCAGCTTTTTACTAACAAAAGACAACGCCTTTCAAGAAGTATGACCGGACTAACATTTGCTACTGGGTCTGGGATAAGTTTAGGTGGTGGGGGTTTAAATTTTCCATTAAGTGGTTATATCTGCGAGGTGTTACTTTTTAACACACTACTTTCAGACGACGACTTTAACACTGTTCACGACTATCTTTCAGAGAAGTACGGTCTTAATATTTACAGTCAAATAAGTACATCTTCTTATGCTCTTGATGAATCTAATAGTGTAAGCTTTGCACCTCAGTTTCATTTTGACGCAAATCAAAGCAATACGGTTCTAAATAGTTCTTACAGTAATGTCAGCGACGGTAACGATGTATACTTCTGGAAAGATAAATCAAATGATTGGTACGCAATACAACCAACCGCTACAAGACAACCTAGCTTTGTTAGTTCCAGAACTATAGGAGGGACTTCGACAACTTCATCTGCTTTGTATTTCGACGGCACTGGTGAGAGTTTAGAGCTTTGGTATCCGCAATGGTTTGGAGATTATACGACAGCAGATAAAACTGCGATTGTTGTATATGAACCTGATGGGGATACACAGTTTGAGCTTTTGGGTTTGGGTGCTTCTTCCAGTGCGTTAATGTTCGGTACTGGGACCACTTCTTACTGCGGTACATTTAGGGGTAGTCGATTAGGAGGAGTAAGTCTAAGTCAACTAAGCGGTACTAACGGACAAATGGTTGAGATTTACTCGGATGCAACTGCAAACACTTATAACATTTCTTCTCAAGGCACGGCTGCAATTTCCCAAACTACTACCTCATGGAGTGTAACTACCAACGGCTCTAATAGATATATTCCTCAACTTGGCGGTGCTACCTTAAGTCCGAGTGAAGGGACTGCGTATAGATTTAAAGGCTGGATTTATGAGGTTTTGATTTTCGACAACATCGTAACATCATCAGATAAAAGTGCGTTAGTATCATACGCTCAATCTAAGTACGGAATATAATATGAAGTATTTAATAACTGAAGATTTTGAAACGAACATAGCGACTATCAACACGGCTTTGTCTTTACCCTCTATCGAGGCTACCAATTATTGCACACCTGAGCGAGTCACTAACATAGAACATATTGATTACGATAAGTTCATTATTCCTGTGAAAACAGAAGGTCGATGGAAGTGTGATCAATTATTTAACACCGAAGACCTAGTTGATTTTGACGAAACTTGGTATTCAGTACTATAGTAACATGCACGAAACAGCCCAAGGGTTATATCACTCGTTGGAGAACCAGCGGTGGTCATTCTTAGACAGAGGTCGTACATCTTCTGAGCTTACGCTTCCTTATGTCTTACCGCCTGACGGACACAACTACGCTACTAAGTACTACACACCGTACCAAGGTATAGGAGCAAGAGGTGTACTGAATCTTAGCAGTAAGTTATTGTTAGCACTGTTACCACCTAACGCTCCATTCTTCCGTCTTGTTATAGATAGATATGAACTAGACAAAGCCAAGCAGGAGTTAGGACCAGAGGGTGGTGAGCAGTTACGCACAGACTTAGAGAAAGCATTAGCTGATGTAGAGCGTAGTGTATCACAGGAAGTAGAAGTACAGAACTTCAGGAACGGAATCTTCCAAGCACTAAAGAACTTACTTATCACAGGTAACAGTTTGTTGTACTTACCGGACGAAGGTGGTA